TCAGAAATAAGTCGTCACGCGCACTTCGCCGCGACCGCCATTGCCGCCTGCGCCCGAATTGCTGCCGTTCAAGGATGCGCCGCCGCCTCCACCCCCGCCGCCCGGAATCGCACCGTTGCCGCCATTGCCGCCAACACCGGAGGCATTGCCGCCGCCTCCGCCACCGCCGGAGCCGCCGAATTGTGCGGTCGTGTTCGCTATCGCCGTGCCGTCGGTGCCATTCGCGCCTGTGGCGGCACCGCCCGTACCGCCGTTGATCGTCGGACCACCCGGAGATGACGACCCACCGGTACTGCCGGCGAAGGCGATGTTTGCCGTGGAGATTCCACCGCCCGTGCCGCCCGTGCCTCCCCCCGGACCTACCCCCGGCGTGCTGGCGAGCGCGGTGACGCTGGACGTGATGTTCGGAGCCGAGCCGCCGTAATTTGAAAGCGATGCCCCGGTGGCCGCAATATTGGTGCTCGAGCCGCCCGAGCCCGCAACCGTCGTGCGGCCCGCAAAACCTCCAAAGGATGTGCCGCTCGGAGCATTGCCGGGATTGCCGTCTGTGCTGTCGACAGTCTGTGCCGCCCCGCCCGATCCGCCCGCTGCGATGGTCACGGTGGCCGTCGCGCCGATTGAGACTGCGGGAACGGTCCAGCGGCTTACCGCACCACCCAGACCTCCGGTGCCGCCGCTCCGCGCGCTGGCGGACGCGCCCCTTCTTCCCGAGCCGCCGCCCGCACCCGCCGATACGATGATAAGATCGACAAACTTCGCGAGTGGTGGCGTCGTGTATGTGCCGCTTGCCGTGAATTGCTGAAACAGCGGCGCGATGCTCCATTCGACAGCAACCCAGGCGCTGTCCCACCATGCAAACATCGCCCAATCGTTTTGGGCTGAGAGCAGCGCGACCGACGTGCCGCCCGAATTGTTCACGGTGACGGCGTTCGCGCTCGAATCCTTTTTGCGCACGACAAGCCAGTCGTCAGTTGTTGCGCTTGCAGGCAATGTGATCGTGGCGGCACCGCCGCTCGCATCGACGCGATTTGTTTTGAAGAATTGTGCGGAGGTAAGCGTGGCGCTGCCCGATATCGCGTTGCTTTTCGCGATATTGGGCGCGCGGCCGAGCAGCGCTTTCCTCAACGCCGTACCCGAACCGGAATACGTCGTTTGATAATCGGCGGCGGGATCGGGCGCGGTATCTTGCGCCAAAGCCGTGATGCTCGCAGGCGTGAACGGCGTTCCGTCGGCGCGGAAATAGGACCGCTCACGCCAATTGCCGCTGCCGTCCGATGTGTAGATGCCGACATCGCCCGCGGCCGTCATGCGGTTCGCGGCACCGAGCAGAATGAGACTTGTTGCATTGTAGGTGAGCGTCAATGCGGCCGCAAATTGGACAATGCGTACTTTGTGAAGCTTCGTTCCGAACGACGTGATCGTCGTCGTGCCCGTAATCTGCACCTTGATCGATGGCGACGATCCGATATCCGTCGTCGCGGCACTTGCAATCGAAGACTCCGAGGCGATGAAATCGATCGAACCATCGCTTGCGTTGAGATCGAGCCCGTCATGGAACGTCGAACCATCGGGCGAAACCTTGAAGTGGAAATTGTCATCGCCCGTGAGGCCGATTTCCGCGCGGCCCGAGAAATTGTCCTGAAACACGATCGAGGCCGTGTTTCCCGAGGCCTGTTTGCTCAACGTCGCGCGGATATCGCCCGTGCCGCCGGAACCGGTCGCGAGATCGGTGAACAGCACGGCGTTCGATTGCACGGCGAGCTTGTTCGTCGAATCCGCGGTCGTGTTGACGCCCAGCAGCGGTACGTTCTGCAAATCGATGACACTGCCGAAACCGACCCAGGCGCTGCCGTTGTAAAAAACGAGTTTCGTCTCATCGGCGACATAGGCGATAAGGCCTGTGAATGGGGCGTAAAACCGCCAGCTGCCATCGGCGCTATAGGCAAGCTTGCCATCCTGTCCAATCCATGCGCCGGTGCCGCCGGTTGCGATGAGATAAGTGTCGCCATCCGATGGGCTCGATGGCGGCGTACTCAGATCGCGATCGTTCAATCGCGCGCACAAGAATGCATCGAGCTGGAGCAACGCCTCATTGACGGTGACGTGCTTCTGCGCTTGCGACGCCGCCAATTCCGGCAGCCCCGCACGGGGAGTTGTATCAGTCATGTGAACCTCAGAAAGTGAAATCGGCCGTTTTTCCCGTGCCGCGGCCGACCACGGCGGAAAGCTGATATGTGGTGAAGGCGAACGGCTCCGGCAGGCCGAGCGGGAAATCCGCCGCGATTTCGGCTGCGGTGTAGGTTATCGAAGATGCCGAGACCGCGCTGAATGTACGAACGACCGTGGAGCCATTGAGGATTTCCACATCATAGCTTTCGGATTGCTCGCTCATCGGGATTTCGGTTTGATCCCAGCTGTCGCTCGACGGCGCGCGATCGCGCCTGATCCAGGAAAGCAGCAGATCGACGCCATTATCGGCATAGACGGCTTTCAATTGGCACGGCGAGAACGGCCGATAGCCAACGCCTGCGAATTGCTCCGATGCGCCCTGATAGGCCGGATCGGAAATCGGTTTGCCCTGCGGCCCCCAAAGATAATTGAACGGCAGCGCATATTGGTTTTGCGCAAGAGACAATTGCTCCGGCGCATTGTCCAGCACGACAACGCGCGCGCCTGCGGAAACGGGATCGGCCATCGCCGTTTCCGTTCCGGCCTGGCCACGCAGGAGTCGCGTGAGCGTCCATTGGTCCGGGCCGGTCAATTCCGCATTCGCGAATTGCAGCACTTCCCACGCGCCGTCAGCATTCTCGATTGCGATCGCATTTGCGCCGCCGAACACCGCAATGTCGTCAACGGAAGACAGCGCGCCATTGTAAAGCCTGATCTGCAACGCATTGGTTTCATCCCAGCGCCATGTCTGGCCGGAAGGGAAATCCGCGATCGTCTCGCCGATGGAAGCGGCGCGCGACAGCGACGCATCGAGCGTGTAACCGGAATCGCTCGCGCTGCGAAAAACAAGCACAGTGCCTGGCCACGGATTTGCAAACGCCGCCGCATAAGGCGCCCACGCGATTTGATCGTCGGAGAGTAACGGCAAATCGAGAAACGCGAGCAATGCCCGGCCGGTGTAAACGATGGACTGGATCGCAGCTTGCGAACGCGACGGTCCGACAATCAATTCATAGATCGAAGGATCGGTCGCAACCACTTGCAAAGCCCGCGCGCCGGCATCGTCGATCTCAGTGATGCGAAGCCGCCGGTTTCTTCCGCCCGCTTCGAGTTGAACCTCGTCCGCCGGATCGAGCGCGAGTTTCGAAGGCGGCAGCGAAAACGCACCCGTCTCGCGCATCACCCATGCATCCTGCAACAATTGACCCGCGATACCGATGGCATTGGCCTGATCCATCACGATGGGCAAAGTGGAGGACGCGACGCGATCCGACAGCGCAACGAGCCTGCGCGCTTCCGCGATCGCCTGGCGATAATCCGCGTCCGCATCGATATAGGTGATGCGCGATGCGAGCGGCAGATCGGTTTCTTCCGCGCGCGTGAACGCATAACCAAAGCTCGGCTCGCCATCGTCGGGAATGACAATATCGGTTTCGGAAAGTATTGTTGCGGTCGGACGACCGCGCGCGACGAACGCAATCTCGCCTTCGCGCTCCACCGCATCGAATTGATACGCGACACTGAGCGGCGCAATCGCGTCTCGCGGGCTCATCGTATCCGTCACCGCATAGCCCGTGACGAGACCATCGAGATTGGAAACATCGCAATCCGAAAAATCCGCATCGGCACATAAAGCGGTGACGAGATCGGCGAGCAACACCGCACCCAAACGGCCATTCAGCCAATGGCCGAGCGTATAATTCGCCGCATCGCCCCACACATCCGAACGCGAAGGAAAGAACGGAAACGGCCGCGCATCCCAACACCACAAATGGATGTTCGCGGTATCGACCATGCGGCCGGAATAAACGCCCGACGCCGGATTATTCGCATCGTCATTCCAGAAATTCAGATGCGCTTCGAGGAACCGGCGCTGGATGAGATCGTCGCGCTCGCCGTTCGAATAATAAGGCAATGCGCTTTCGCTCGATTTCGGATCGAAGAAAACATTCGGTTGGTTCGCGCCTTTATCGACGGCCGGACATCCCAGCTCCGTGAAAACGATCGGCTTTCCGCCAGGCATCCATGCGGTCGCACTCGCGCTTTCGCTGCCGTCGGGCCGGTCGTGATGCGAGTTCGACCACCAATTCCACAAATCCTTCGCACGAAACACCCAAGGTTTGCCGAGACTGTCTGTGATCGGCGTGCGCGTCTGCGTATTGCGATCGCCGTCGCTTGCATAATACCAATCGTAATCCTCGCCACCCTGGATGTTGCGCGTGAGATAGGCGGTGTCGTAGATTTCCGTTGGGCCGTTCGTGGCGTCGTAATCGAGATGCGCGGTGCCGTCGCGCCAATCGGCCAGCGGCATGTAATTGTCGATACCGACGAAATCGATATTCGTATCTGACCATAGCGGATCGAGATTGAACAATACTGCGCCCGGCGCATCGCCGGTTTGGTGATTGTTGTACTCGCTCCAATCGGCGCCATAGCCGATCTTGCACGTTTGTCCCCCGGCCACAAAGATCGAACGCACATCCGCCGCCAGCGCTTTCAATGCCGCGACACCCGGATAGCTTGTCGCTCCATCGCGCACATGCGTGAGCCCGCGAAATTCGGAGCCGATGAGAAACGCGTCAACACCACCCGCGGCCGCGCAAAGATGCGCATAGTGCAATACCATGCGCCGCCAGCCATTATCGTCACCGCCCGTCCACGACACGCTCGTTCCGCTCACGGAATAGTCGGATGGCGATGCGTTGCCGAAGAACGCATTCACTTGCGTCGCCGCAGCGCTTGTTTTGTCGGGGCTGCCGCCCACACCCGGCGCCGGATCGCACGTGATACGCCCGCGCCAGGGATACGCGGCTTGACCGCTCGCGCCGGTATAGGGATCGGTCAACGCGTTGCCGCTTGCGATATCCATGAACAGAAACGGATAGAACGTCACGCGAAACCCGCGAAATTTGAGATTTTGAATCGCGGCCACGACATCCGCATCGGACGGCGTACCGCCATAAGCCGGAATGCCGCTTATTTGACTCACAACATGCGCATCCGCCCGCGCCACACCGTTGACGCTCCATGTTTCCGGATAGGTATCCTTGAAATTCTGTTCGACGCCGGGTTGGATTTTAATTTCGCCTGCGCGCAGGTCGTTTCCGAACCATCCAACGACAAGCGCCGCCGAGCCGACATTCGGCGCAATCGCCTGAAGATCGTCGAGCGATGCCATGAAATCCGCGACGCCATCGGCATTGTGCGCATTCTGCGGTGTCGTCGAACCTTCGCCGTCATCGGCCGTCACGGGCTCTGTCGCGTATACGAACTCGCCCGCGCCGGGAATGATGCACACGCCGGTCAATCTGTTCTCCAGCGCGTCGGGATTGTCGGCTGTGATCGCGCGAACGATCTCGAATTGCAATTGCGGAATGCGGTTGCTGAATTGCGCCAGCGGCATGTCCTCGAACACGATGTAAGCAAGGCCGCGATAGGCGGGCGTGTTGCCCTCGCCTTCGATTTCCTGGATCAGCGGGTCTTCGGTCTGATCTTCCGTGCCCGGATAAAACCGCGTCGTGTATTGCGAAAGATCGAGCAGATTGCCGCCCGCCCATACACGGCCGATGCTCGTCGCCACGCCCGCGCACAAACCGACCGCAAAGGAAATCGAATAGGCGTAGTCGGTTTCGCTGACGCCCGGACTGAAGCCCTTGCCGCCGACTTTCGTGGTTGTCGCGGTTTCCTTGAATTGCGTCGCCCAGAGAAGTTGCCCCGCAATGCGCATGCGCCCGAACACGCGCGGGATCGGCGCGCCTTCCGTCGATGTTTGAATATTCACATCGCTGAGGCGCGGGCCTTGGATTTTGCGGCCTGGCGCAAGCGCGGCATCGATCTCGCTGCCGATGAACGCACCGATCGCGCCGCCGATTTCCGCGCCCGTGACAGTCACGCCAAACGCGGTGAAGCCTGCGTCAAGCAGCGCGGAACCGATCGCCTCGCCAGCGACGCCGAGAACGAGAGAAGCCATGGTCTAAATCCTGAAGGCGTATGCGAGCTTGCTTTTCCAGAATGCGGAAAACACCTCCTCGCTGACGCGTTTGTTTTGGCGCGCATGAATGAGCGTGAGCCGCCCATTCTTCTCCGCAACAATGCCGCAATGTTTCGCGGGGCTGCTCGCGATCATGCGGAACAGCGCGATATCGCCCATAGCGATTTCGCTGTGCGGAATTTCACGCGCGCGATGCGAAAGACCGTCATAAAGCGTTTCTTCGCCCGTCGCTTCCGCCCAATCGGACGAATAGGCGGGAATGGCCTGCGGTTCCGCGCCATCCAGCTCGCGCCAGATCCCGCGCAGCAAACCGAGACAGTCGCAAGCCACGCCCTTCAGGCTCGCCTGATGCAGATAAGGCGTGCCGATCCAGCTTCGTGCAACGCGCACGATATCGTATGCGTCAATTGCCATAGCGGCTGCCTCCGTCGAGCTTTTGATTTTGCACGGGCGACGACGTGATCGCGTCATTGCCGGGCATGTAGGGAAAGCCGCGGAAATTGACCGCATTGTCGAATTTCGCTTTGCACGTCGAAAATTGCTTGTCGCAACCGGCTGTGATCGTGAACGCGTCGCTTGCGGCGACAGTCTCGCTCATCGATTGCCACAGTTCGATGCTGACACCGAGCATGGAAACGCCGTGACGCTTCACTTCCATCGCGCGCCCCGCGTTGGCGCCGCTTGTCCATGAAAGCTTGCCGCCTGTGAACCAGCCGTCCGCATAAGCGCCAAGGCCCGAGGCGGTGAAGCGCCGATTGTCGGACGCGAGTATGACCGCGCCATTGCCGGTGAATGTGGGATCGGCGAGCGAGATCGTGCAACGCGCGTCGCCGAGATCGGCATCGCAGGAATAGCCGTATGCGCGGCCCACCGGCTGGTTGAGCGCTTGCGCGAGGCCACGCAATTCGGCCTGAAACGCCGTCTTGCCGCGTTTCACCTGACCGAGATTGCCCTTGCGCATAGGCACGCGCTGATCGGGCGACGCCCAGTTCACGCGCCAGATCTCGATCGACGCATTGTCATAAAGACCGGCCGCAAGATCTGTTTCATTCAACGTGTCGGACGAAAGCGCGCCGACGACCGTGAGATTGTCCACCGCGAGATTGAGCTGCGATTGCACTTCGCTCGCCATGATGCCGCTTGTCGCTTCGTAAGCGACGCCGTCGAACGCGACCGCCACATCGTGGTCGGTGAAGCCTTGCACCGCACTGTCGTTGCGCGTAATCTTCCAGCACCAGCACAGCGTGGTCGCACCGCTATCGAGATGATCCTGCATTCCCGAGGGCAACGTTTTCACAGCAGCACCTCCACAATCGGGATGCTCGGAATTTCGCCGGCCATGAAATTGGAGAGGTTGATCGCAAGCGAATCCGTATCGAAGCGCGCGGGCGTGTCGAATTCGAAACCTGCCGTGATCGCGGCACCATTCGCGGGCGCCGATGTGAATGTCACGATGCCCGTCGTTGCATCGATGCTAACACCGCTTGTCTGCAGAACACTTGCAACCGCGACCTGCACGGTGCCGTCCACCGGTTTCTTGATCGCACGTGTGTAGGACGCGCCGATATCCGAATAGGTTTTCTGAAGTTGGAATGTTTTTGTCGTACCGTCGCCCATTGCGTTGCCGGTGACGGTGTTGAGGATTGCCTGATTGGTCGGCGCGATGACCGCGCCGGGTGCGCACGACTTCCAATCGGAGAAATCCTTGAAGCGGAATCCGTAAAGCCGCGCCATGCGCGCCTCGAAGAACGCAATCGTCGCGTGCAAATCGTCCAGCGTCTTCACGCCGTAACCGACATCATAGCGCCGCCGCGAATTCGCCCACACCGCATTGCGCTCCTCGAAACCGGACCCGAGCGTGACGATCTCCGTCTTGCGCTCCGGCCCGCCCGTCGAATGAAACGCGATCGCAGTCGGAAAGCGCACTTCGTGAAAATTCGGCATATCACATGTTCCTTTGACCGCGGGCGAGCGCACGCGCCATCATCGCGGCCACTTGCGTTTCCGATTTGAGGAAACTCTGCGCATCGCGTGCCTGCACATTGAGCGTGATCTGCGGGCGGCCCGAACCGAGGGCGCCATTCGGCGCAATCGCGCCGCTTGACGACGGCACGAACAATTCCGGCCCTTGCTCACCCACGAGATAGGCTGAACCTGCATCTACCGGCCCGCCGCTCGCGCGCGCGCCTGCGATGGACGACAGCACGTTCGACGCAATTGACGAAACCGCGCCTTCAATCGGCTTCACGATGAACTGGCTGATTGCGATGCGGTCGAAATCGGCCAGGATCGCATCGACCATCTGGTCGATGGAACCCTTGCCGGAAACCGCCGCGTCGGAGATCGTGCGCGCGACGGCGTTGAAGCTTTTGTCGATCGCGGCTTCGATGCTCGCGCCCGTATCCGCGACGGGACCGTTCGCGAAATCCGAAAGCGCCTTCGCGGCGGACGTGAGCGCCGAATTGAGCGGCGAGATATCCGCGCCGATCGAAACGGTGTCGGTCGTGTCAGTCATCGGGATGCGCTTTCATCATTTCATCGAATTCGCGGCGCGCGAGCGGGGCGGCAGCGCGCAGTTTGTGCCGCGCCTGCCAGCCCGCCACGGCCGCATTCCATTCGATCATCGTCATGGACCAGAAGATTTCGGGCGAAAGCCCCATCACGCCGAGGCCGAATTCGAGCCGGCGCTGCCAGACAAAGGGCCGTTCGTGGTCTCCGTTGCCGGGGCATTATTTGAAACTCCCAATGCGTTGAACGCATCCGCCACCGCGCCTACAATCGTTGCGAGATCGGCGGGGATCTTCATCACATCCGCCGCGGTGAGCGAATGGCCGCCCGCGCGCAGCAGCGCCGCCGCAATCGTTGCAAGATCGCCAGTGTTGAAATTCTTGAGGCGTCCCGCGATCTGACCGAGATTGTCGAGACCGAGACCGTGTTCGATTTCCGCGAGCGCGCCGAGCGTGAGCCGCATCACGAATTGTTCGCCGTTGGCGAGAAAACCTGACTCGCCGCGTGCCATGTTGGTCATATCATGCTCCTGTGAATGTGAGTGCGCCCGCGGATGCGAGCGTCATGCTCAGTTTGAGTTCGCCGTTATACGGCCCGTCATATTGGAGTTGCGTCACCTTGAACGGCCCCGCAACGGTGCCGAAACTGGGGATCACGATCTGCCAATCGGTCAGATCCTGATTGAAGAAGGCGCTGCGGATCGCGGCATCGGACGCCGCATCCTTGAACACGCCGGAACCGGAAATCGTGGCCGAAACGACGCCGGAATTGGCGAGCAGTTCGCGCCACATATTGACGGAATCATTGTTGGTCACGTCCACGGTCTGCGCGTTGAACGCGAGCGTCGTCGCGCGCAGACCGGCGACAGTGGTAAAGGTTTCGGGACTTCCGCCGTCCCCGATCTTGATGAGCAGATCCTTGCCCCGTTGTGCGGACATGATAGTTCTCCTATTCGCTTGGTTCGATCACGGCGCGGAAGCGGATGGCGGCGTGGAATGTCTCGCCATCGGTTTCGCGTGCCGTTTCCTCGCCCTGGTAAAGAATGTCGATAAGCGTTTGCCCTGTGAGCGTCAGCGCGGCGCCGTCGAGACGTGCGCGCACGACATCGGCAATCGCCTTTGCCTCTTTGCGTCCGCCCGCTCGCGACCACACATGGATCGCGATGAGATGTTCGCTTCCGCTTTCCGTTGCCGTGCTCCAATCGCTCACCTGATCGTCGCCGACGATGACGTACGGAAACGCAGCTTCACGCGGCACCGCGTCGAAAATGCGCGGTGGGTCGCCGACGAGTGCCTGCAGATCGCTACTTGCCGCAAGCTCGGCGAAAATCGCCTGCTGCAAAGCCCAGCTTGCCGAACTCATGGCAATTCCTCGCACAGCAAAGTGGTGAGCGCACTTTGCGGGCCGGCATCGAGCACCGCATGAATGCGCAAAATGCGCGAACCAACGACAACGCGCTGGCCCGCTGCGACACCCGCATTCCTGCGCAACGTCACCCGATGGCGCACGCGCGATTCCACCGCATCGGGACCGAACACATCGCTGCCGCTCACGGGTTCAATCGAAACCCAGGCTTGCGCGATCTCGTCCCAACTTTCGATGTAACCGCCGCCGCCATCGGGCGTGAGCGTTTGCGCCATGATCGACGCGCGTTGATTGAGCGCGCCGATCACAGCTTCACCATGCGATAAGGCGCGAGCAATGCCTGCGCGCCGAGCGGCGTGGCGCCCGCAACGTCGCCGCGATTGGCATAGATATCCGCGACGATTTCGAGGATCGCTTGTTTGATCGCGAACGGCACATCGCTTTCGCCATCGCCGTAACCGGCTGCGAAGGCAACCGCCACCGCATCGATCGCGCGCAGGCCAACCGGCGGCGTGACGCCGAATTTGAGCGTCACGCGCGCCGGTTCGCTCACGCCATCCACCTGATAGATGCCCGCATCGAGAACCGTTGCCGCGTCGTTCAACGCGTAGGTTGTGATGGAGTTGACCGCTTGCAACGGCGGCAACGGAATCTCGATCGGCAATGGCGGCGTACTCGAAAGCGCGGGCGGCAAACCGTCATCGGCGCCGCCGGACGGCCATTGGTCGAGCCAAAGGATCCAGCTTTGCGCGACGAAAGCGCGGCCCGTGTGCCATTCGGCCTTGGCGCGCGCCGCAGCGATGAGCGAGGTTATGAGCGAATCATCATCGGTGGCATCCACCTTGAGATGCGCTTTCGCCTCGGCGAGCGTCACCGGCTCCACGGCCGGAGGCGTTATCAGTTGGAGAGACATGCTGTGAGCTTTCGCTTAGGAGGCCGCGAACTTCATGAGCTTGATGGCTTCGAAGTTCTGCACCCCGCCGCCCACGCGCTTTGTCGTGTAGAACAGGATGTAGGGTTTCGCCGAATAGGGATCGCGCAGCACGCGGATGCCGACGCGGTCGACCACGAGATAACCGCGCGCGAAATCGCCGAACGCAATCGAATACGAATTCGCCGCGATATCGGGCATGTCCTCGGCTTCCGCCACCGGATAGCCGAGCAGCGTCGCGGGTTGGCCCACCGCGGTTCCCGGCTGCCAGATATAATTGTCGTTGTCGTCCTTGAATTTGCGCACGACGCTTTCGGTCTTGCGGTTCATCACCCAGGTGCCGTTGGCGCGATAGCCCTGCTTCGGCGCATAGGCGAGTTGGATCAGCGCATCGGCGGGATCGGACGACGCGAACGCGCCCGCCGCACCGGATGCGATATATCCTATATTGCCCCAGCTCCATGAAGCATCGGCGACATTGGTGTAGGAGAGAAAGCCTTTCGGCTGGCTCGAACCCGAGCCGCTGACGAACGCAGCACCTTCCTGTTCGGCAAACACGATCTGCACTTCATTGGCAAGCCATTGCTCGATGTCGACAAAGCTGTCGTCGAGCAGCGGCTGCGTCGTCGCCGGCATCGCGTAAAGCTCCATCGCAGGGAAATCGATGGCCGAGATCGTGGGCGTCGCGGTTGTGGAAATCGAATCCGTTTCCGCGACCCAGCCGGACGCCGCTTCCACGGTCGTGATCGGCTTTCTGTACACGGACGATCCGATCTGCTGCACGGTCGCAAGCGCGCGGATGGGCGAGGCCTTCGCGAGAATGCGGTCGATCGTCTGCGCGATTTCGAGCGGCACGGTATAGCCGCCATCGGTGTTCGAACCTTCGGACAG